ATTTCTTTGAGGTATCTACCTTAATCGTCGTAATCACACCCAGCACAAAGCCAATCGCTCCGGCCGCCGTGATTGCTAGTAAGTCATATATGCCCATTAGTTGCACCTCTCGTAAGTCCGGCGGAAAAGGCTCTCTTCAATGACTAGGTAATCATCGTTATCCGATACAATCCAATCGCCCTCATATAGCAAATGAAGGCCCTCAACTGTAAGAATCTTGTACCATGTTCCAAATTCGTCGGCCCCTATCGAAATCGGGTACCTATCCATCATCTCTTCAGACCCGTCGAACTGCTCGGCTTCAACAGGCTTCTTTAAATTGTATTTGTGTAGCATTATTCTTCCTCCTCGTTCAGTTCCCCGATCCATTGCCGTATAGACAGCTTTGCGAATATCCATGTAGGTTGTGTGTGGTTCTTCTTTGTCGTACCAGAACATTCGGCTGCCACAGCACACATCAAGAATTTTCATAAGTAAAACCAACTTTCCATATCGTAGATGAAGCTCTCCATTTTTCGCTTGTTGAATTGATATAGCAAAGTAGTTTCCTTACTAGGACTTTCAAAAATCAGTATTTCATCGCGGTATGCTAATTGTCCGTTGCTATCGGTCGCTTTATCGTAAAATTCAGCATAATCCGCTCCAAAGGAATCAGCTTCTTTAGGATGAAACGATTTCCATATCTTGATAGCTTGTTCTTTCAAGTAATGTAGAATTTCGTCAGAATCAAGATAGAATCGATAATCAAGTGTTTGTTTCTCTTCCGTATGGATTTGAATATTGCTTCTATTTACCCTAACGATTAATTTTCGACCGTGATCGTCGTTAAAAATAGCTTCTTTCATTTGCTGTTCTCCGTTATTTGATTAATTTTCAGTTCCACACCTTTAAGTTAATTGCTTTGTAATCTACACTCATCATTTATCTTCTCCTTTAATCCTTTCGTGCGTATCGTCAACCTTAATCGTTGTTACTACTCCCAGCACAAAGCCAATCGCACCAGTTGCTGTGATTGCTAAAAAGTCATATATGCTCATTAGTCGTCCTCCACCGGTTCTTTCATTGCATCAATTGCAGGCGCTAATTTGGGAAACTCCTTTTTTAGTTCTTCAACTTGTCGATCAGTGAAAGGAGACATGCAGTCTTTATTAATATTCGTCACGATCTCACGCGCATCATAGTCCCTCACTAGGTAAACTTTATGGCCCTTACTATTTACACCAATACACAAATACCATTCCTTTTCCGGGAAGCGCTCTTCAATTGGCGTGTGGAGAAAACATTCAATAAGATTTAAAGCTTCGTACAATTCGGCTGGGTTAATGTCATTTAAGCAATCCCAATCAAAGCAAGTATCTGAAAATGATTTGCTCTTATATGCTAGCGAAAGAAAAAAATCATAATCTGCGCTCTGCTTTGAATAAATAAGCATTCCATCACTTTTCTTCTCGGCTCTTAAGCTTTTCAATTCATTAAGTTTTTCCACCAATTCATCAATTTTCATCTTTGCTGACCTCCCGTGCGTAAAGTTCAATAGCCTTACCGTTAACCTCTTCAGCGGTCTCTTTGGCATCATCAAAGTCACTAAACAGCATTACGCCAGTTTTAGTTAAATATGTGCCAGTTTTAATTTTCCCAAAAAGCATTACCTTGGTATTTTCACTAGACACATAGTTCTTACCTACCTTCACGCCATATCCAATTGATTTAATATCTCTATCCATCTTCATTACCATCCTTCCCGCATTCGTCCTGCAATGAATGCCAAGATAATTACTAGCAATACAGGTAACAGTACCCAGCCACCGGCAAACTTCATTGTCGTTACTGCAATCAACGCTATAGCAAACCACAGAAACGCATACAACACACTATCCATTCGTTTCATCACTCCTCTAGCCCCCACTTGTAAATACTGCTAAACTCCCTTTGAATAATTAATTGCAATCCAATCACAAGTGGGACAAATACTAATACCAAGGCAATGTACTTGGCTTAAGTCGAACTCTGAAACCATCTGCAACTTTATAGTCATCATTAACGACTACTGCAATGGTTTTGGGGTTCTTTTCGTCTGTTTCGATAATTACTCTCGTCCAATTTTCCATTGGCTTATCAGCGTTATTTGTATTTTTATCTAAGCCCATCAATCCAACTCACTCGCTTTCACTTCAACCACCGGTGGAAACATCTGGTCCACCTCTGCTACCTGTGCGGTCTGCTTTAAGGCATTAATGCTGATGATCTCGCACAATTTGCCTTTGTAATGCACGTTAGCTCTTGCATCGTACAGAGCTTTCAGTCATTCAAACTTCATACGCATTTCTCCTTGCCATCTTGGCACACTCATGCTTAATTCTGATTGCTTCATCGAGCTTCTTTTGCCCGACTGGCTCGCTTAGTAACCACTCAAATTGTTCCCTATCAAATGGCACCTGGTAGTTCTCACCTCGATCATCAAGACGGCCAAGATAATACACAGCCACTCGCAAGTTGGATTTAACTAGTCCAATAGCCTTCAAATAGCTAATACCATCAGATTTTGTATAACAATCCCTTTTCAGGACTTGCAGTCGTTTAATCGTGGAAGCCCATTTGTTTTCTATTGCTGTTGCCATTTATCACACCTCACTTTGGCATTGGATCCATGCTGTCATCTGGCATTACGTAGTCGTCTTGAACTTGCGAAGCGTCATTTTGCTTAGGAACATTCTCAAGATCCTTCTTCATGAACTCTGGGATTACTTCACGCCTAATTGGCTTCCGTGAATAGTAATTTCCCCTTGAGTCAAATTCAGCATTAACTCTTATAGCGTCATCAACTGTTTTTACCTGTTTGGCACGATAATTCTTGATTACTTCCGTCATGAAAGGATCAGCCTTACGAGCCGTGACATTCTTAGACAAGGCATAGTCAATCGTGTAGTAAATAATATCCGGGCCAAATCCTTTAATCCACTCGTTTAGATCTTGAGTGATATACGTGTTAGGAAATCCCCAGTCACCTTGCCAGTGATTAAAAACATCTTCATGGGTATGCTGAAAATTACCACCACTTTCAACCGTAGTAGCATTATTTAACTTAGTATCAGTAGTAGTAGTAACTCTATCCTTACTCTTACCTAACCTAACTCTAACCTGGGGATCCATTTTGGATCCATCTTGTATACATTCTGGATCCATTGGCTCTGTTGCCTGTTCTGACGGTGTTTGTTTATTCTTACTTTTTGTAACTTCTTTTTCATTGGATCCATTTTGTGTACGACTTGGATCCACGTTGGATCCAGATTGGATACGTTTTGGATCCGAATCGGATCCATCTTGTATACCCTTTGTGTCCGGATTGGATACAAATTCATACTGATGGTTATGGTTAACTGTTAATTGTTTTTTGTGCTCCTGATACATAGTTTGGTGATAACGATCTTTTTGAATGTAATTGTGAATCCGCCAATCACGAATCACAGTTACCCCATCGTCAAACATCAAAAGAAATCCTTTAGCAACTAGAATTTTCAAGTCATCTTCACTTGCACCGATCATGCGCCGAATCGTCTTGGCATTCCCTAAGAAACCATCATCATCAGCGTGCATGTTTAGGTGGAAGTATAGGTTCTGAGCTGATGCTGGCATATCTAAAAAGGTATCAGTATCAGTAATTTTGTTACTAAACATTCTTCGTTGTGCCATAATTACACCTCAATCTCACTAGCGTGGGTAAACCCTTTAAGCTGTTTCAGCTGTCGGCAATAATCACACTTACCACAAGCAACCGGTGCTTCTTCACCTGTCATTACTTTCCAGAAGTGCGGTTGTAGCTCTTTTACTTTGTCTAAGTCGGCCTGCATTTGGTACTGGTCATCAACACCATTAAAGTCAATTGCCATCTTGTCAGGCGGTGTCTGCTTGCTAATTGCAAAGATGAACGGTTGACACTTTTTATCAAAGGTCTGTTTGATAATCTCTTGATATAGTGCCATTTGCAGGTCATATTCTCGATCTTGGATAAACGGTATATATCGGTGTTCATCAACGTTCCAGTGGCCCTTATGAATATCGTCTACCGTTTTAAGATCACAGAAGTAACCTTGTTCAAGCACCAAACTGTCAATCTTACCTTTCCACCAGTAACCATCAATCTTGCCAGTCACAATGACTTCTTTCTTACCAGGCTTGTAAAAGTAGTTGAACATATTGTCATCACTTAGTGTCTTAATCATGCTGTCAGCTACCTTGAACTCAGCTCGTAAGTGACCATCGGGATTGCTCTTCGTTGGTCGGGTCATTAAAGCTTTGTGATTTTCTTTAACAAAACTTTGGTGACTTTCAACACTTTCAAAATAGCTGTGTACATAATTACCAACAAGAAGTGGCACCGGACTAGAAGTCGGTTGCCAATCCTCTTTCAGCTTAGCCAATGTCCGAGCTTCGCACTGCTCAAAATCTTTGAACAAGGAGAAACTCATGTACTGCCAGTCTGTATCATGTGAGTAGTAATTCTCAGGCGTTAACTTTAGCGGGGTCTGGTGTAATGGTACCGTCCTTGAAGAGTTCTTCTTGTTCTCCTTCTGCTGAACTACTGTGTTCATCCGCTGGTTCCTCCTTCTTAGCTAATTCTGCCTGTGATTTTTCAAAGCCATCTAGTAATTCTTGCGTGGTTTGTTCTTCCTGAGTTGGTGTTACATCTCTTGGCTCATCATCAAATTCATTAGATGTAGTAGCATTAATTGCCCCAGTTAACAGGTCACTATCATCTGAGGTGTTAATAAACATCTTGGCGGCCCGGTTAAGTACGGTCCGTTTAGCCATCTCCTGACTGAAATTTTGTTGTACTTTATTATTTTTTTGTCGTGTTTGGCTCCAGGACTGCTTGATTTCGTCCATATTCATAACCGTGTATGAATTACCTTCATCAGTCTTAATTAAGGCAAAGGCGCCGATGATTGGCTTACTGATATTCTCAAACTTTGGTATAAACTTCTTAACTACCAATTCCATATCCTCATCAGAGCCAATTTCAAACTCATCGCCCTCATGAACTACTTCTGCCCGAACCTTTTTCACTCCGTCTAGCCGTTTAACCGCTGCTACCGTACCAAAATAGGAGCGTTGCATTTGTAACTCTTTACCGTACACAATGAAGTAGCATTGATCTTTTGCCGGTGATAATCCTTGAAGTGTCATATCAAGTAATGACTTAACAATTGAATCTCGACTACATACATCAAGTGCCGGTTGATGATTGCGATCTTGGACTTTTTGTAATTCAAGGAACGCTGCATTCAAAGCATTTGAAGCGTTGTAATTTTTGGGTAGTGATAAATGCTGCGTGCTCTTCATTTGATTAACTCGTTCAAGCACAATATCTGTTAATTTTGGTTGCTTAGTTGCTACTTGGTTAGCCATTATTCTTCCTCCTCGTCTTCGTCACCGTAGTAGGTACCATCGTCATATGGTTCGTGATCAATCCAAGGACAATTAGGCATTGATTCGCTATCATCTTCGAACCACTTATCCCAATTAATGTTATTCACTAGATCCACCCCATCCCTTCAGCAAACTTCTTACCGTACAAATTCATCAATAAGTAATAAGCTTTAATACGTCCAAGCTGAGCAGGCGTTGGTTTTGTGCTTATATTGACTAATGTTTCGTTAAGCTTTTTCTTAGTTTTGTCATACTTCCCCATGTAGTAGGAGTTATCTAATGACATATCTTTAATTGCATTTAGCATGTTTTCCATTTATAATCATCCTCGTAAGTTAAAAACCAAAGTTACTTATTTTGAGCGTTGGGGCTTCCCTCTCCTTCGCTCTTTTTTTGATCAATGTGGTTGAGTAGCAGAAGTAGCGCATAAATCATTGGGATAAATAGTGCCCCGTCATATGCACCGATTGAACCGCAGTAAACCATCCACGCTCCAAGTGCGAATGCTATCAACCGTGAGTGTAGAACTTCGTTAATCATGACTTCTCACTTCCTTTCGTTGCGATATGCTTAACTCATCTCCTATGAAAGGAGGTGAATTGTATGACTGATAAAGAACAACGTGCTCATGATTTGGCAATGCTGATGCTTAGTCATGGTATTAATCATTTAAGTGCTGACGGACAAGGCTTTTCATTTGAAATGTGGGAAAAAGCCGTTTCAGGTAATGCAGATGGATGTGATGCTATTACCGATTACTATCAGCGTGCTTACAATGGTTTCTTTAAGTCACTTGAAAAGAAAGGCTTTTAATTAGGCCAGCTCTTATCGTTGATAGTGAGAGCTAAGATTATTTGAGCAATTTTACTGATTTGCCTATCGGTAAAATTGTTCTTTTTTAATGATTCATAAATTTCTAAAGCACATTTAATTGAGCTATTTTTAATCATTTGTTTCCTCATTCCTTTAGGTTGAAATACAATCCAATTAATGATGCTACTAACGTTATTAGTTGAAAAAACAGTATCCATGCTGTCATTTAGTCATCTCCTTTCGAGATGGCTTTTTTACTTTTTGAAACGAATTACCCAACACAATCAGCATGGCGATTGCTACCGCTGTGAAAAATACTATCTGTGCCATGATTACCTCCTTCGTGGATCGACTTTTAACTTTTCTTCGTTGGTTTTCTTTCTCTTCATGAACCAATCGTCAAACTTAACTGGATCAAAGTAGTATCGGCTTCCTCGCTTAACTACAATCGACTGGTTATCATCTTCAGCCATGATTTCATCTCGGTATTTTGCTACCGTATTACGACTTCCATAACGTCGACTATTGACTATTTCCGCCATTGGGATAGTTGGTTCAGCATGTGTTTGATTCTCTTCTTGTTCTTTGATGTAACGTTTAACACCTTCTTTCGCTGACTCAATCATCATTTCATGAAGTTTCGGAAGCTCCAAAGTGACTACTTTTATCTCAGCAGTTGCCATCTGATCAACTCCTTTCTTTTGCTATAATCACCTAGAAAGGTGGTTATAAACTTATGAATACTTTTTACCAATTAACAACTCTTACTATCGCAGTGATTGCTATAATTTCCCCAATATGGACTACTTACTTACAGAATCGCAATAAGCTTCGTGCTCATCTATTAGATTCTGAGATTGCTAGTCTTACACAAAGAATTAAAGATAAGCAATTAGCTATAAAAGAGTTGTCTTCTGCATATGGCACTATAGTCTCTGGAGCTATTACTCGTGATAAAGATTCAGTCCTTTTATTCCAGAAGATAGTACAATGTGCTCAATATTTAGATACAGAATTAAGAAATAAAATTTTGTCATTTAATGGTAATAATTCTGCAAGTCGACAAGCTGTACTCGACAATATAAACGACATTATGGATAAAATGATTTTGTCTATCCACGATGATCGGCAAAAACTTAACGATTTAATTGATAAACGAATGCCCAAAAATCTTATAGGCAAAAAAACATATAATAAACTATTCCACAAATGAAACATGTATATAAGAAATAAGCTAAATTCCTCATAATCAGATTTCCAATAATCGTCACTGCCACTAGAACTGACATTCCAATAATTGCTATCATTCGCTACCTCTTTTAACAGATATTCATTGTTTATTTATTACTGTCCGAACACGTTTGATATAATTTAGTCATCTCCTGATGAAAGGAGGTGTGGATTTTATGGATTTAAATGAATTAGCTAAACAAAAAGCTATGCAAGTTCTTCAAACACAGGGAATTTCAATTAACTGTCCTAATTGCCACCAACAATTTACAGCTCATTCAAACCCTGCTGTTTGTCCTAACTGCGGTAACAGCAGTAATATTAATTTCAACGTCAATAATTAGTTTGTTTTAATTTGACACTGATTTCGTCTAACTCTGTTTTTGCGGGGTTAGACTTTTTTAATTGCTTTAACTCTGCTTTGGTCATTCGCCGATTTTCTTTATAAAAAGTCACAGCGACATCAACGTGGTTTTGCTTCATTAGTTGCCTCCTTGATTTGCTATAATCACCTAGAAAGGTGGTGATATTATGAAATTAAATTCAGATTGTGTGCGTGACATTTTAATCGCCATTGAAGATTCAACTAATTTTCAGGAAGCAATTAACAACAATCAACTAGAAACATTAGATGTTATAAATTCTTATACAAGTGAAGAAATTTTGTATCATCTTAGGCAACTGTCATGGGCTGGATTGATACAAGCTTTTGATTGTTATGCCGATGGCGGATATTCAATTCTTGATCTTTCTCCCAAAGGACACGAATTTCTGAATAACATTCGCTCTGATGAGAATTGGAATCGTACTAAAAGCTTAGCAAGTAAAGTTGGTTCTCATTCTTTATCAGCTTTACAGCAAATTGCATCCGGTGTTATATCCGCAACAATCAATCATTATTTGGGTTATTAATTCGTAAGTCTGTTTTGAAAGTGATTCGCACAGCAGAAAGTGGTGAATCACTTTTTGTTATAGTTTCAACGTTTTTCACCATCTTTACTTCCTTACCATTTAGATAAACTTTCCGTCCGTTGATAATGAGATTATTTGTATCTTTTTGTTTCATTCGTTACCTCCCTACATATCCAAGACTCGATAAATCTTTTTACGAATTTCAACTGCTTTTGGTGAATTGTCCCCCTTAATTGCACGATTAACTTGTTGACGATTGATATTTAGCAAGCGTGATAACTCAGCTTGTGTCATATCACGATCAAGAAGCTTCATCTTAATGTTTCGCTCTACATCAGCTGTTGCCTTTTCAAGCTCGTTTTCTACTGGCACGACTGACGTCCTCCTTTCTTAAAATGTTTATCAACTTGTTGCTTGTTTCTATCACTCGTGATAAAATCAACTTAAAACAAAAACCGTTATTTTACGGCATTTATGGCTTTTGTTTATGTTACTTAACTTGTTGACAATCTTATTATCAATCATTCGTGATAAATTGTCAACCATTTTTCAATCATTCGTGATAAAAATAGTCAAAAGAAGGTTTGATTGGTATGAAAACTCTAGACCGAATTAAAGAATTATCTAAAAAAAGAGGATGGTCACTACAAAAAGTAGCAGAAGAAGCTGGCATAGGAACTAATAGCATATATCGTTGGAATTCAAAAACTCCCAGCACACAGTCATTAAATAAAGTTGCAAAAGTTTTAGGAGTATCTGCGGACTATTTACTCGGCGAAGCCGAGAAAAAGAAAACGGCTGACCTTGCAGATAAAGATACTGTGTTTACCTATGAAGGTCGACAAATTCCACCAGAAGATTTGGAATATATGAAAAGATTATTGCGTGGTGATGAAGATTGATGTATGAACAGATGAAAGAAGCTTGTGATTATCTATCAGAAAAGGCAGAAGAATATCACATTGATGTTAAGTGGAAACACTTTTCACCTACTACCCCGCCAGGAAGCAGTTATGAGTACCGCGTAGTAGTAATGAACCTTGATTGGCACAGGCCCAAGGAACTTGTATTTCAATTTGCACATGAATTAGCTCATGTTATTCATGGTGATTCCGGAGACATTGTTTTCTATCATGCTAGTTTTACTGGCAAAGAATCAGTTGAATATAAGGCAAATGTTGGAGCTATTGAACTGTTAGTTCCTTTCTATTGCCAAGATACCGATGTTCAATGTGTTAATAGTGAAAACTTTATACAAACTTTCCGTGTCCCTCACTATCTTTCAGAAGTAGTAAGGGACAAAATCCGGGACTACTATGTGAAATAATTAATTTACGTCCAAATACTGATGACGATAAAAGCTGAAATTATGAGGAGTTATTGAAATGAAAAGAATACTGCTTGCTATAATTTGCTTAATAACATGTTTATCATTTTCCGTCAATGCATTAGCTGATAATTCTAATACTAATGCTAAGTTAGAACAGTCGTTAAATGATTTTGCACAAAACGATAAAGAAGCCGATTTTGATTCTGCTTCTGTTAAAGGTAAAACAATTACACTCAAAGTGGCTGATGACTATATTGAAGCTCCTGTTAGAAATGGTGGTCGACGCTCTTTTCTACATCATCTTTACAAACAAGTAACTAAGATTATGAACTACAAGGGTAAAGGCTGGTACACACTTTACGGGCATGGTAGTGAAAATGAAACCGAAAAGTGTAACTTTGCAACTTTAGAAGATGGAGATATGTAGCTTAAATTCATTAATTTAGTATGGAGGGTATCATCTTGCTTAAAATGATCCTTTGGATATGCATACTCACGTTAGTCTTTGCGGCATTTATGAATTTTCTCCCCTATATTTTAGTAATGGCTGGAGCTGTTGCTATTTACTGTGTTGGGTAAAAAAATAAAAAATAAAAAAAAAAAAAAAAAAAAAAAACCAAACTGGAAAAAACCCGGGGGTTTTAAAAAGCACATCAAAAAGAACATACGTACGAAAGGAGGAATGATTATGTGGGCCGAAAAAACTAAAGATGGCAAGACTAAGTTCAGAGAACAATATAAGGATCCACTTACAGGCAAATATCGGAAAGTTTCAGTCACTTATGATAAGAATACCAATCAGACCCGTAGAAAGGCTCAGATAGCCTTAGAACGAAAAATAGAGTATAAGCTCCAGCACATTCAAGATGGGACTATTAAACAAGGCGTTACTCTCGGTCAAACTATTGAAGAATGGGAGCCAATTTACAAAAAGCAAGTTCTATCTGGTACGTTTTATTCATGGTTATCCTATAAGAAACAAATAAAATCACGTATTGGTTATGATACTTTAATCAATAAAGTTACTCCAAAATACTTAATTAATCTTTTTGAAAATATGCTATACAAAGAAGATTATGATAAAAATTTCGTAGTACAGCTAAAAGCAAAACTAAATCATATTTTTAAATATGCTTATCAACATGACTATATAACATCTATTCCCACTGCTAATTTACAAATCAATTGGCCAAGGCGAAAAACTGCAAATACCATTGAAGAAAAGTTCTTAGAAGATGACGAATTAGAACAAGTTCTTAACTATTTGAAGAATGAATGTCACTCGCCTTTCCGATACACATACGCATCAATATGCGAATGGCAAGCTTTAACTGGCATGCGGTTCGGAGAAGCTAGCACTATTCAAATAAAAAATGTTCATAAAGAAAATGATCAATATTTAGTTGATATACACGGTACTCTTGTTTATCACGGATTAACTCTAAATGAACAATACAAAAGCCCACTTACAAAAACTGAGTCTAGTTATCGTACAATTCTTCTACCTGATCGAGCCGTTGAAATCTATAACGAATTTTCTAAGAATAAACACAAAAATGACTTCTTATTTACTGTAAAAAATCATGTTGTCTCTTTAGACGCACTAAATCAGCAATTAATTATATGTAAGAACAAATTAGGCTTGCATAAAATATTATCTAGTCACACTTTTAGGCATACTCATGTTAGCAAACTAGCCGAAATGGGTGTACCATTGTATATAATTCAAAAGCGATTAGGTCACTCAGATTCCGAGATAACTTCAAGGGTATATTTGCATGTAACTAAAAAAGCTCAGGAAAAATACAATAGTATAATAAAAATGATGTAATTTTCCCCTTTCATGCCCCTTACAACTAATTTAAATGAAAAAGACTCACTGCTATCACTGCTATTGCAGTAATTATCGGTGAGCCCTTGCATTTCTATATAGGAAGTCTTCCAATTGTTTAAACACAATCACTAGTTGTCATTATTGAATACATATAATAAGAAGAAACACTTTTAATGCTCACAGATAATTATTTAAACTCATAGAGTATCAAATAATATTCCCCTTTTATGCCCCCCCTTTACAAGAAATGCCCGACACCTTATAAGTGCCGGGTTGTTTTGTACCACTCAAATTTAACTTGTAATCAGTATAGAATATTATTATCGGTGTAATTTAATGTGATTTTGCACTGATAATAAAAAAAGCCCTCCTGAACAAAATCAAGGAGGACTCTTTTTAATGGCAATTGATAAGGGTACCACACCTTATCTTTTTGCACATCCACGTTCTATGTAAATCTTATAAGGTTTCGTGGGATTTGTCAATATATACCATGTTCGTGTAAAATATTAGTGCTGTCAATTCGTTACCAGCGAAATTATGTTGGCAGTAGGGCGGTGAGTCCTTTGAACATCCACGTTCGGATTACCTGGTGGGGAATGATCGTACTAGCAGTATTGATTTTTGCCCTTCTTAAAGGTTAATCATCATATTAGCCAATCAGCAGTGGAGGCAAGCATCCCAACTACTGGTTGGCTTTTATTATACGACAAAAATCCCTAGCGGTCATTGCACATACAACTACCACTAGGGATCGACCTTTATAATTGAATTGTTTGACCAACAAAAATCATGTTCGGATTAGCAATGTGATTCTTACTTGCTAATGTCTGCCAAGTAGTCCCGTGAGCCGAAGCAATTCCGGATAAGGTATCGCCATTTTGAACGGTATAGGCATTAGATTGACCAGTACCACCAAGAATAATCTTTTGACCAACATAAATCACGTTAGGATTGGCGATGTGATTAAGACTTACTAAACCAGAAACGGTTGTCCCAAACTTGCTGGCAATGCCGCTTAACGTATCGCCCGCTTGGACGTAGTAAGTATTCTGTGATGATGCATTACCAGTTACTTTAAGCACTTGTCCCACTTGAAGCAGGTTAGGATTACACAAACTGTTAATTGCTGCTAAGTTTTGCCAAGTTGTATTATACTTCTCGGCAATTCCACTTAGGGTGTCACCTGACTGCACAATATATGTCCCAGTAGCTGGTTTACCAACATGTTCTGCTGGTTGCGGTGCTGGTACTGGGGTACTTGGTACACTACCGCTTGCTTCGCCAGTAGTAAAGGCGCCGTCAAAATCAAGGCTGGTGTCAATCCCCATGATTCCGTGATCGGTATATTGCCAAGCATTTGCATTATCAATTCCGAGTGAAGTAACTCCATAGCCAGCAACCCACTTCTTCCGGTTGCCAAAGCCATGACTATTTAGAATGCCACCAGTAAAGAAACTCCGCATTGAGTAGACACCGGTACTCTTATAGCCAAGCGCTTCTACTTCTTGAAGAAAGGCTAAGGTAGCCCCTTGATAGTCACTAGCTGAATTAACTTCTGCATCATCAATCATTAGCGTATCGTCATACATACCAAACTGCCGAGCAACCTTAACAAAGAACCGAGCTTCATTTTGTGCATCTGGAATTGAAGTATAGCGAGCAAAGTGATAGCAAGCTACTCGTAAGCCAACCGCTAGGGCATTGCGAATTTGTGAAGCTGCTCGTGGGTTAATGTAATTAGAACCATCTTCACTACCTTCAGTTAGCTTTACAACGATTCCTTGTGCTCCTTGATTCTTAGCTGCTTGAAAAAATGCTACTGTATCAGGCTGATAACTGGAAACATCAATAAATGGATTACGAACTGCCATTTTATGCGACCTCCTTTGGATCAATTGCTTTTGCCTTACCGTCCGGGACAAGAACAGTTTCTTTTTGTCCCGACTTGTCCGTCTTTTCTTCCGGATTTGTGGTAGGGGTCAGTGGCGACTTTTCATAAGCTGATTGGACGGCTGATTCAATCGACTTCACATCAACGTTAGTAAAGCCCTGCTTAGCAAGTGCATCTTGTACAATTGCCGTTGCTTGGGCGAACTTAGCATCACCAGTAATGTCCTTACTTACTAAAGAATTAACTGCCGTATTAGCGACCTGTTCAATGAAGCTCCATAATTCTTTTGATTGAGTAGTTTTGGCATGTTGAACCTTGCTGTGTAGTAAGTTCTTCCCTGCATTCATGAGATAAAAAATAGCGGTTGAAATAACCGCTGT